GCCCAGCCCAGGGATCCAGGGACTCGAACACGAACACGAATACAAAGCAAGCCTCTGAAAGGTTGATAGTAAGCACCTTTCAGAGGCTTGCTTGCTTGTTTGTTCTGACTGATAAGAGTCTAGCCTGGAAGCTGACGGATCTGGGACATGGAACATCGTGGTTGGAAACCCTTTAGATATAAGGGTTTAAAAGGCTTGCTTGCTTGCTTGTTCTAGCTTGGCCCTGGCTGGGCTGCCGATTCATTGGCTTCCAGGTACACATAACGTAGCGATAGGAAATGAGCATAAAAAAAGAGAGGACATTTCTGCCCTCCCTTTCCACTTAGGAGAAGTGTTCAACAAATCTGAAAGCCACCCGAATCTTTGACAAACTTTACAAACTCCTCAACATTCTCAACTGAGAACGGATAGTTTTTATCCCAGTCGCCTTCGGGTAACGTCTCAAGGTGAGCTTTACGCTCTTCCTCAAATTTCTTTACTCCTCCTATTTTGAGCAAGAAAGTTAAACGCTCAACAATCTGCTCGGCTTTTTCTTCGTCTATTTCATGCCCTCCATTATGATGACCATGTTCAGCATCTTCTTCGGTCATGAAATCACCACAAGAGATACAAACAAAATCCCAAAGTGGATGCCACCACCAAATGTTATTTCTAAAATAACTTCCTGGATTTTCAAGCTCCCATTTTTCTCTGGCTTCAAAATAAGCGTCTGTTTCCTCTTGGCTTGGCTTTGATTCCCAATCTATTGTTGGGGGTTCAGATTTAAGTTTTGGGTTAATCCCATATACATCCATTCCCATTACAGCACCTCCACAATATCACTAACATAAATGCTACCTGTTTCATCAAACAGTCCTACATCAGAGCCTTTGACATCAACAAGCAAGACCTTTTTAAGACCTCTGCCTTGCTTGATACTTTCAAGAGCAGTTGCCCTTGTTAGAACGCCTAACTGTTTTGTAATCAGTTTCGTCCCTTTTTTTATGGTTTCCAGATTTTTAATCATCTTCTTCTCCATTAGTTAAACAAAAGTGTAATGAGACCAAAGTTAACAGGTAACGCAAGAGCTTTGGTTAATGTAATTCCGTCCTTTTTTCAAAGGGTTACCCCTATCCCATACAACTCTCATTACACACATATTCTATATGATTCATCTTATACAAGCAAGCACAAGAGCCATTAATTTTTTATCGGTTAACGATTGCCAAAGGCTTAAAATTAATGGCTCTTGTGCTTGCTTGCTTGCTTGTTTGTTCTTTATTTGGATCGCCAGCCAGGAGCTTCGGACTGACCTGACACAAAAAAAGAGAGGGCATTTCTACCCTCTCTTTTTTTCGTGATTTGTTTTGACAATGCAACACGCTGATTAGTCGTAGGCATTGGCTACACGAAACCTTAATGTCTTGATTCGTAGCAATACTCGTTCCAGAGTTGCTCAACCACCGACATCACAAGAACCTCACCGAACCTAGATACAGAGGTCTGCATCACTCTATCGAAACACTCCTCGATAGTATCGCATTGAATGTGATGCTCTACCTCTTGCTCAATCTCCATTAACATATCTTTAGTCGCCATTTTTTTCTCCTTTTTTTGCTTGAGTTATCCAAAACGCAACTTGTCCAGACATACTTCTATGATTAGCTTTCGCTACTTTTTTTAAATCATCATAAAATTCTCTAGGAACAGCAACCATTTTATATTTAAACTCTGTCATGATAATAACCCCTGATGTGTGATAACAATTGGACCATGCTCAGCCTCGTGGTCCTCAAGCAAAGGTGTATGCTCCTGTATCTGTCCATTGGCAATATACACAACACCATTGATAACTAGACTGGTGCAATTAGGTTCTATAGCTTTCGCTATTGCTACATTGTTGTTATTAACAATGTCGATTTTTAGTTTCATAATCTTCTCCTTAGTTAATTGATATAAAAACTATATATATAATATATAAATATTTGCATATAGTCTATGTGACTTATGCACAAATGTCCCATAAAGTCAACCCTTTGCGCGTGTGTGTTCGTCGTGCCTCGCTCCGCTCGGCTACGCTCGTTGGGGGGGATAGGCCCTAGATTAATCTAATAGCATATAACTGTTCATTTCAGGCGAAGCCCATTATATCTATTAGAATTAATCTAGGCCCTATCCCCCCCAACGAGCGTAGCGAGTGGGTTATATATAGAAGAAAAAAATAGACATGGAGAGAATATCCAGAAACTTTGACAAATGGGGCTACCCCCTTCATCATAGGAAACATTGAAAACGATTTGGCCACAAAAAATTTTAAAATTTCAAAATATTTGGCATGGAAAATCCTGACATAAATATAGAAAAACTAGCAGAGCAATACCCTGAAGCTACCAGAGAACTGTTAGAACTGACTGAAGCACTAAATTCCAAGAAACTACAGCGTGAAGGACAAGAAAGTTTTTTGACCTATATCAATCACATGTGGCCAGACTTCGTAGAAGGCAGACATCACCAGATATTCGCAGAAAAACTAGAACAAGTAGCCCAAGGTAAGATAAAACGCTTGATAGTGAACATGCCACCGAGGCATACAAAGTCAGAATTTGCCTCAACATACTTCCCATCGTGGATCTTGGGCCGTAATCCTAAGTTGAAGATCATGCAGATTACGCACACTGCAGAACTTGCCTTCCGTTTTGGTAGAAAAGTTAGAGATATTATCGACTCAGAAGCGTATCAAGACGTTTTTCCTGGCGTAAGTCTAAAAGCAGACAGCAAATCAGCAGGAAGATGGGAGACAAACAAAGGTGGTGAGGCGTTTTATTCAGGTATTGGTGGTGCGGTAACGGGTCGTGGTGCAGATTTACTTGTACTAGACGATATTCACTCGGAACAAGACGCACTTTCTCCTACAGCCTTGGACAACGCTTGGGAATATTACAGTTCTGGACCCCGACAAAGGCTACAGCCAGGCGGAGCTATCGTTATTGTCATGACACGTTGGAGTATTAAAGACCTGACAGGTAGATTATTGAACAAACAGGCAGAAGACCACGCCGATCAGTGGGAAATAGTCGAGTTTCCTGCAATTTTCCCCGATAGTAACAAACCTTTATGGCCAGAATATTGGCAATTAGAAGAATTAGAGGGTGTAAAAGCGTCTTTGCCAGTAAGCAAGTGGGAAGCACAGTGGATGCAGAACCCAACGTCCGAGGAAGGGGCGATTTTGAAGCGAGAATGGTGGCAATTGTGGGAAGAAGACGAAGTTCCAGAAATGCAGTACGTGATACAGTCGTATGACACCGCATACACCAAGAAAGAAACGTCCGACTTCTCTGCTATTACAACATGGTGCGTTTTTTACCCTGATCCTAACTCGATGCGACCAGCTTTGTTGTTACTTGATGTTAAAAAAGGCAGATGGGACTTCCCTACACTCAAGCGAGAAGCGTACAAGCAATTTGAATACTGGGATCCTGACACAGTTATTGTAGAAGCCAAGGCCAGTGGTCTACCGCTCACGGACGAACTACGTCATGCGGGTATTCCTGTGGTTAACTACTCACCTGGCAAAGGACAGGACAAGATAGCAAGAGTAAACGCGGTCGCACCCATGTTGGAATCGGGCATGGTATACGTTCCTGATACACGTTGGGCCGAAGAATTAGTAGAAGAATGTGCAGCGTTTCCATTTGGAGACCATGATGACTTAGTGGACTCAACAACACAAGCATTAATGCGTTATCGACAGGGCGGATTTATTGGTTTAGAATCGGACGATGATCTGCAGGAAAACGAACCTAGACGGATCAAAGAATATTATTAGGAGAAAGCAATGGCTGATAAAGGCGAAATGATAAAGGACCAAGGACTTGTTCCTTACGCAAAGCAAACTGATATGAAAGCACCCATGACTAAACCTGGAGACGGGAAAGGCAAAAGCCGTGGTGCTGGCGATGCAATCAGAGGCACAAAGTTCACAGGCGTTTACTAGGAGAACAACATGGCAATAGGACCACTATTACAAGGTCTGGCTAGTCTAGCAACGAGAGCTAGAAATTTGTCGGGCAGTCCACAAATGGATAAGCTTCTTGGTGGCCTGAGAACTAGCGCAGACCTAAGTAACAAAGCAAACAGGCTTCAACAAAAACAGATAGAAAACATGGTCGCTAAGGCTGGAAAAGAATCTGCAGAATTAATAGACAGTGTAACTAAAGCTTCTGCTAGAGGTGTTTCTAACATAACAAAGCCTGGTGGGTTTGGTAGAAAAGCTGATGAACTGCAGGACAAGTTAAAAGATCTAGAAAGACTCAACGAGGTGCTTGGAGCACAAATGAAAATGACAGAAAATTTTACACAAGCTCAACGTCTTATGACTCAGATCAATGAAGTAAACAGAATAAAACAACTGCTAAAAGGAGCTTTAATAGCTGCGGGAGCAGGTGCAACAGGAGCGTATGTTGGCACAAACTCAGAAGCTGACGAAGCTGTTGGAAACATGGACAACACAGTAAATGGCAGAGAATAGCAAGCCAACTAATATAGAAAGATTGTCAGATCTTATTGATCTGGAAGTAGAAGACGGCGAAGAAGTACAGATTGAAGAGCCTATGCAAATGGGTGAAGGTGATATTGCCGTTGAACTATCTGAGGAAGGTGTACAGATAGATTTTTTTCCTGACGAAGAAATTATAGACACCACACCATTTGATGCGAACTTAGCGGAGTACGTTGATGAAGGCGAGCTAGGACGAATTGCCTACGAACTAATCACTGATTACGAAGAGGACAAAGGAAGTCGTCACGATTGGGAAGACGCTTATGTAAAAGGGTTGGACTTACTTGGATTTAAGTATGAAGACAGAGACAGACCTTTTCCAGGAGCGTCAGGCGTAACCCATCCAATGCTCGCCGAATCCGTTACTCAGTTCCAAGCGCAGGCATTTAAGGAACTATTACCTAGTAAAGGCCCTGTTAAAACCAGAGTCATGGGACTTGAAACACCTGAAACTCAAGACCAAGCTAGAAGAGTTGAAGAGTTCATGAATTATCAAATTACTACGGTAATGGAAGAGTACACTCCAGAAATGGACCAGTTACTGTTTTACTTGCCACTAGCAGGAACAGCATTTAAGAAAGTTTACTACG